GCTACAGGAAGCTTACGAAATGGTCTAGTTTTAAATAACTTAGGCGGTTTCCGTTTGTATCAGTCAAGCAATCTACCAGCGGTTGGTACTGGTCCTGGAACTACAGGTTCAGCCAATCAGAACTCAAACTATGGTGTAATTGTGGGCGGTCACGATTCTGCTGTTGCTACTGCCGAGCAGGTCAACAAAACAGAAACTTATCGTGATCCAGATTCATTTGCGGATATTGTCCGTGGAATGCATTTGTATGGTCGAAAAATTCTTCGTCCAGAGGCTATCGTTACTGCCAAGTATAACGCAGCGTAAGGGAGGATTAAAATATGGCTACGTATGATATGACATCTTCTGCCACTGATGGCGTAGGTGCTAATGTTACTGCCGTTCCAACTGTTGTTGGTAATGCAGTACGTACTGTTGAAGCAATCCTAGACATAGATGCTATGGTTGCTGCTGGAACTTCTCCTGCTAACGGAGATGTGTTTCAACTTCTAGAAATCCCTGCTGGCTCAGTTATTATCTGTGCTGGTGCGGAAATTATGAAGTCGTTCACGAGTTCCTGTACCGCTGACATTGATTTTGCTGGCGGTGATGACATAATTGATGGTGCTGCTATTGATGCAGCAGCAGGTACATTCCTTGCAAAAGGAACAAACGGTGAAGCAAATGTGGTAAACACAGGTGCTGCATCCACTTTCGCAGCCGCTGCTTTGGCTTGTGTTAGTGCTGCTGATACTATTGATGTGACAATCGCAGGTGCAACTCCTGCAACTGGACGCTTACGAGTGTATGCAGTTGTGGCTGATGTATCGTCTGCTCATAAAGAAGCAGCAAGTGCAGCTAGGGATCTAGCTTAACATTAAGTAATTGAAGGGGCAGGGAGACTTGCCCTTTCATTTAACTAGGAGTTAATATGGCTGAAACATATCTTACATTGACTAATAAAGTAATAGCTAATTTAAATGAAGTAGCATTAACTTCATCAACTTTTTCCTCTGCACGAGGTATACAAATACAGTGTCAAAATGCTATAAATGAAGCTATTAGATATATTAATCAAAAAGATTTTAATTATCCTTTTAATCATGCAACTGCTACAAAAACATTAACAGCAGGAGTTGTAAGATACTCAGTACCCACTTCTACTAAATTAATAGATTATAATACTGTGAGACTTGTTAAAGATTCTACTTTAGGTAACTCAGGTTATAAACTAATACAAATGAATTATAATCACTATATAGATAAACATATAGATCAAGAAGATGAAATAAATACAACTACTTTAGATGGTTCACATACTGATTCTGTAACAACTATAACAGTTGCAAGTACTTCAGATTTTGATAGTAGTGGTACTCTATATATTGGAAATGAAATAGTTACTTATACAGGTACATCTAGTACTACTTTTACAGGAGTTACCAGAGGTGCATCTAGTACAACTGCTGCAGCACATTCTAGTGGTGTAACTGTAGCCCAGTTTGATAAAGGTGGTATACCAACACATATTATTAGAACACCTGATAATAATTATTTACTCTACCCATATCCTACAAAATCTTACACTATAAAATTTGACTATTATACATATGCTTCTGATTTATCTGCATATGATGATACAACAACTATTCCAGATAGATTTAGTTATGTTATTGTAACTGGAGCTACTGCTTTTGTTTATCAATACAGAGGTGAAACAGATCAATACCAATTGAATATGCAAAGATTTGAACAAGGTATAAAAAATATGCAAACTTTATTAGTTAATAGGTTTGAATATTTAAGATCAACATATCCTTTAGGTCATTCAAATAATGTTAAATCAACAGCACTAAGAGTATCTTAATATGCCAGATAGTTCAAGAGTAAATCCTGTAGCATTTAATTGTGAAGGTGGATTAATTTTAAATAGATCTACTTTTTTAATGCAATCTGGAGAAGCATTAGAATTACAAAACTTTGAACCTGACATTGGTGGTGGATACAGAAGAATAAGTGGTTTTAAAAAATATGTTAATCATATAGTTCCTCAAACGTCTGCTTCTTCTGAAGCTATATTAATGAGTACTGTATTTTCTAATAAAGTACTAGCAGCTAGAGGTGAAAAAATATGGAGTTCTGCATCTACAACTGTATCTACTGCTATAGCTTCAGGAACAGGTATGACAGGTTCAGGTACACTAACTGTTGCTAGTACTTCAGGGTTTTCATCTAGTGGTACATTACAAATAAACAGTGAAATATTTACTTATACAGGTATATCATCTAATACATTTACTGGTGTAACAAGAGCAGTTTCTAGTACAACTGCTGCTGACCATGCTGTAAAAGATATAATTTCAGAAAGTTGGACAGTACGAGATACAGGAAGAACAAACGCAGCAAAGTATTCTTTTGAAAAGTTTAACTTTGATGGCAATGATAAAATAATTGTAGTTGATCAAACTAATGCACCTACAGTTTTTAATACTTCTTTATCTGCTACGGATGTAAGTGAAAGCAGTGTTGCCGGTGCTAAACACGTAACTGCATTTAAAGGGCATATGTTTTATTCAGGTATGTCTAGTACTCCACAAGAAATAGTATTTAGTCAACCTTTTGATGAAGATGCTTTTAATAGTGGATCAGGTGCAGGTAGTATTAAAGTAGATGATACTGTTGTAGGAATGAAAACATTCCGTGAAGATTTATTTATATTTTGTGAAAATAGAATATTTAAATTATCAGGTACAGGTTCTGCAAACTTTGCTATGAC